AATGCTTTTCTATACTCATCATTTTTTTCTCTCAACATACTAACTTCTGCTTCAAGAGATTCTACTTTCACACCATTAGAACCATACACAAAGTTTCTATTGTTAGTGATGCCTTTTCTTAGACCTCTACCTTCTTTAGAACCCATACCGTAAGTTCTTGCAGCTTCTTTAGTTTCTCTTTTTTCGAAACCCGCGTCATCTCTACGAGACTTTTCTTTTTTAGAATGTGAACCTTTAAGATGCTTCATAGCTGTTTTACCATGCTTCATTCCCAATTTTTCATCTTCTTTATCTTTATATCCCTGACGACCTTCTTTGGTTTCAACTTTCTTGGATTTACCTTCCATATTAGCACCTTTCTTGTATTCGAATTTAGCCTTACCAGTTCCCATAGTTTTAGGACCTTCTTTTTTGTCCTCTTTGAAACCACCTTTTACAGTTGTCTTGTATGAGAACTTTGGACCTTTACCAATTCCAACACCTTTAGGTTTTATCGCTTTCTTGTGATTGTAAGACTCCTCAATAGACTCTTCCCAATTACCCTCTTCTAAATCATCAGCTTCTTCCAAATCGTCTGATTCTTCTAAATCATCAGCTTCTTCCAAATCGTCTGATTCTTCTAAATCATCAGCTTCTTCCAAATCGTCTGATTCTTCTAAGTCATCTGACTCTTCTAAATCATCAGCTTCTTCTAAGTCATCCGACTCAGCCATTTCATCGGCTTCATCGTCTGCATCATCTTCAGCTTCATCATCAGCTTCATCGTCATCTTCACCTAGTTCAATTTCATACATGACTTCATCTTCCATTTCCATTTCGTCAGAATCGACGTCCATGTCCATTTCAGTTTCAGTATCATCTTCCATAGAATCTACGTCAACTTCCATTTCAGTTCCTGGTTCATCGAATAAGGTCGCCATAATGTCATCGATTGTTGCTTCTTCCATTTCTTCTTTCATAGTTTGTCTTTTGTTTTTAGACTCACCCATGTTGACTAAATACTCAACATCAGAATCATCATCAGTGATGTGTAAATTATTACCATCTTTTACTACGGTGATTGAATCCTCAGGATTCATACGTTTGAAGATTTTGAAAAGTTCGTCGTTGGGTAAACCGGTTAAATCTTGAGTTTCGGGTTCATTTTCAAAGTCGATTTCAATCTCGTCTGAAAAATCATCCATTTTATCAGTGTCCATGTCCATTTCTGTGTCATCCACGTCTGTAGACATTTCAACTTCGTCGTCTTCAATCTCATCTTGTTCAGAAAGAGATTCTTTTACTAATTGGTTGATTTCTTCCTTCATAGTTGAAGCAAGTATTCCTTTTGCATTCTCGGCGATAGCCTCTTCAACATTTTTCATTTGAATGAGCGCCTCTTCTACTAAATTTTTATTTTCTTGCATGAGAAATTATCTAATTTTTATCTTATAAATATTACCAAATACCAAAAAAGTTGATTTTCAACTAATAAAAAAATTTAAGATATGTATTGCATACCCATATACATGATGGTATCGACGTTAGAACCCAAAGCACCGTAGACCCAATTTTTCGTTTCGAGCCAACTTGATGATGTCACAAAAAATTCACTTCCGTCACCCATACCAATATAATACACATTAGCACCCATATTTTTGTCAATAGATAAAGTTGTATTATATATGGACAATATAAAACCCTCTTCCGACTTTTTTGACATGACAATGTCGGCACATGAACCAAAAGAATCTGCAACCACAAGAAAATTTTCTTGTGAAATTCCATCACTCCAATTTACTATATAGTTATTCATAATTTTATCTCAGTTCGTACCAAACATAATCTGTTTTGTTTATGGACAAAAAATCTGTAATATCATAATTCCTTCTGAAAAAATCGAACACAGAGTCGAATGAACTTTCTGCTATATATACGTTTTGTTTTGTTCCACCACCATCAAAATAAATGGCATTATAAATTGACAGACCTGAGTTCATATTGAATACATTGTCAGTATTTACGTAATTTATTTGTATATATTCTCCTGGAATCGATAGGGTGGATGATGGACTCGCGGCATTGCATAGATAATTGTTTCTTTTCCCGTTATTTAATTTTGTTACTAAGTAAATTGCCATAAAATTTATTTTATTGAGCCCATAAAAATCATTGGACTATCCGATACGGTTTTCGTAACTCCAAATGCGGAAGATGCGGTTAAAGCTGCGTCATAATTTTCTGCGGCAATTATTAAATTATTTTTGAATTTATTGGGGTCCTTTGAAGATATTCTTACACGATAGAATTTTGCTTCTCTTGGGGTTTCCCAAATTGTATAACCCCCATCAACGAATTTCATTTGTCTTATAGAGGTCCCTTTGGCACTATAATACGCCTCGATATTTCTAATTTGTTTTGCACTATTGTATTCAGAGTTAGTATTTGTCCATACATGAGTCGTTCCATCATCGATTACAACATTCCAATAACCCAAGGCTTGTTTACCTCCTCCTCCATCTACACCACCAATAGGGTCATGTGCTAACTGAAACATAAATTAGATATTTGTTATTTGTAAACTTGATTTACTTATTTTTATTACCTTACCAAAATTTTGTGACATATAATTATAAACGTCTTTATAATCCACACCTAAAACAACACAACTTTTGGTGATATTATCCAAACCCACAAAGGTCACATCAAAAACCACCTGTGTTTCTGAACCTGTATCTTGAAATTCAGACAAACCCGCAAAACTCAATTCGTAAGGCCTGTATATATCAAGATAATTGAAGTAGTCGTTGAAACTATTGGTATTATATAGATAATCATAATCCACACCTTCAATGTTTCCTGATGCAACTATTCTTTTTACCATAACCAATAAATATCACCAAAAAAAAAAGTGGTCGTTTGACCACTTTTATTTTTCTATTACTTCATCAATTTTACTCTCTGAAACTGAGGTTATTCGCCAATCATAAGAAAAAGATTGATACCTTGTTGTAACCTTGGCCTCAACATCAGTCACTGAAAAACCTTTCACCAATTTTTCTTCTCTAATTTTTTTAATTTTCCCTGTTGTTTCGTCGGGTAATTCATATTGAATTTTTGCTACAAAATACTTTTCGTCCATAGTTAAATTATTTTCCTAAATAATCGGATAATTTTTTCATCAAATCAAGTGATTTGTTTGTGGTTGGGTCTGATTTAACCTTTTTTTCTTCTTCCAAATTTTCTTCGTACTTCTGTCTGTCATTTACATCAGAAAACAAATAAGCACCTGGTGTTGAAGGTGAAGACACCAAATCAAAACAAATCAATTCGAAATCATCTTGAACTTCATTTCTTTCCCCGACTTTTTTTAAAGACCCAACACCTCTTGATGAAACCCCCATAGTGACACCTTGTCTCATAAGGTTAGCTGCAACATCCCCTTTGGATGATACTATCCCCCTCTCGTGAAACCCTGGAGTTGTCAATAATTTTAATTTTCCCATTAGAATATTTTTATCCCACCATATATCAGTGATAAGATGTGATACTCTATCTAAATCTATAAGTGAAGACTCAGGGTGATTTAATTCCGATGTAGATAATCCTTTTTCGATTATTTTTCTATATCTATCTGCCTCTCTCTTTAAAATTTTTTCGGGATAGAATCTACCATTTCTATTTGGTGTATCATATTTCTGAAGAACTGCGTAAAATTCAAAAGGATTTCTATAATCCAAATTTTTAGCTTCTTTCAACATATTTGCATTATGTTCATCTCTTGGGGAAACATAACCAGCATCCATTTCGATTAAAATACCATGTCCTGTTTCATGTGCCTCTAAAATTCTGAGTTGTTTCATTCTTCCTTTTAAAAGATAAATATATTGCTAGTATTGTTTAATTTTTTGATTTCGAAAAATCAAAATATTTGTTATTGGAAATATTATTAGTATAGATATTTTTTACAATTTTTTTGATACCCTCTTTGAGAATTGGTGACTTGAATTCATAGTCCTGAGAAACGAATAAATTTACTTCCAAATTGAAAAAAGATTTTTTTCCTTTGTTTATACCACTTGTTCTTAAATCTAAATCAACGATATTTTTCTCTAAAAAAATTTCCTGAGTTATCGAATTATATACAGAGTGTTTTATTTCACGATTCAAATTACAAACAACTCTATTCCAATTATCATACTCCATTTTTGGACAGACCCAAGATTGAATGTTTATGTAGATTGACTTTAAATTTTTAGAATCCACAGTTCCGTATACTGATTTAATTGGTGTAAATAAATTTAGTTTTACACTTTTTCCTTTTTTCATTCATTTTCATATTTCATAGTTTATTTTGATACAAAAGTAACCATAAAGTTATTTATTGTCAAAAACACAATATATATAAAATATGTTGATTATCGAAATAACCAAATCGGAAAATTTAGAAAAGGCTTTAAAAGTTTTGAAATCTAAGGTAATAAAGACAAAACAAAACCAAAAGTTATTGGAAAAGAAAGAATTTGAAAAGAAGTCTGTTACTAAAAGAAAAGCATTACTAAAAGCAAAATATACTCAAAGAAAGAAAACGAACCTATAGATTTTTTTCCAAACTCACTAATTTTACATAGTTCATCTGATTAAAATCCTGAGTTTGAATTTTCTCTATAGTCTCTTGTATTTTAGATTTTAATTCCTGTTCTGATTCGTTTGTGAGGATTGTTTTTAATTTATCTATTGTAGATTCTTTTAAGTTTTGATAATCCTCCTTCAAGTTTTTACTATCTGTTTTTACCACATTCATGAAAACTTTTTTAGAATCTTCATCCATATTTGTGATGTAATTCTCTAATGTCTGATTGGCAATTTTAACCATACTAGAAACAGGTAACTTTATAGATTCCTTCAGACTTTCTTTCTCAGATTTCAAAATTTGAATGATTTCCTTTTTAGCGTTTACGCGTTCAGATAAATTTAAATTATTTGTGTAAACTAGTATGTCAATATTTTTGTAATTATTACTATTGGTCTCTTTAGCTAGTTTGGGTAATTTTACTGTTGGTAAAATTCTATTGATTACAGATAATCCTTCTTCTAAAAAATCTTTAGCGTCACTTTCATTCAAACCTTGATTTGTAGATAATTGGTCATAGACAGAATAAAGTTTGGATATTGATTTATTGTTCAATATATTAGACTTAAATTCATTGATACTTTTCTTGAATTCTTTTTCACTTTTGTAAGATTCAATCAAGTGGTTTTCTATGGCGGTTTTTATCTGTCCGAATGTCATTTCTGTAGGTTTACAAATAAATATTAGGAATTTAGTAACTTGTCTAACTGCTTGGTAATTTCACCCAAAGAATTTTGTCCATGTGACAAATCTATATTTGTTGAACCTTCAATGAAGTTGTTTTCAACTAAAATGTTTAGTTCTTTAGATTTAGATTCGGGTGTAACCTCGCCTCCCTCGGGTGGTGCTTCGCCTCCCGCAGGTTCTTCAGGAGTGGGTGGTGCTGGTGATGGTGGTGACATTGGTTCCGTACCAGAAGGTTCAAATCCACCTCCAGTCTCGGTTGCAGTTTGAGTTGGTGTTCCTCCCGTTGTCGACCCGTATAATTTATCCAAATTATCAAATATTCCCGTTTTGGTGATAACTGTTGGGGTGGCTTTCAATTCTTCTCCCACAGCTCTTTCCAATCTCTGTTGTTGTAAATCCAATTTAACCTCATCATCTGACCAACCGAAGATATGTTTTTTAGCCCAAGTTGTTGAGGTTGCGGAGATTCCACCTCCAGGGTCAGAGACCATATCTTTATAAAGAGTAACCTTTTCTTTCCACACATCAATTTTCAACAAATCTGCTTGCGTAGATGGATTTGTAAGACCTAAAGTGAAATTCTCCAATTCATCCTCAAAACCTAAAAGGAACAAATGGACAATTGCAATTTTATTTAGCTCTTGTAACATACTTTTTTGAATCCTATTGATTGTTCTGGCAAATCGGATGTCTTGTAAGGATAAATTTTTTCCATCACCGACAACTTCTTCAAACCCTAAAAACGCTTTTGGTACTCTTAAAGCTGTCAAAAGTTTTTTCTGAATATATTCAATATCAGCAATTTCTGATAAATTTTGTGCTCCAGGTAAAGTATCTATCGGACTAGGTGCCGCTGGGTCACGGACGGGTACAAAATAATCTTGGTCAACCGCCATCTGATTGAATCTCATATCAACTTGACCTGTCTTACTGTCAACAATTTGTTCTCTCTTGAACTTGTTTGCTACACGTTGTACATACGCTTCAACATCATCATCATTCATGTTTCCGACAAATACTTTAAATATTCTTCTTTCAGGGGCTCTTGAAGTACGATAAATCAACATCGCATCTTCAGATAATAATAATTGTTTCCAAATTCTTCTGGCTTTTTCAAGCATCGAAGTACCATATGGTAGCCTTCTATCATCACCTAAAAGTCTGAAGTGAGCAATTTCCCAAGACTGAAAAGTCATGTTTTTATTTTTCCAGTCGAAGTGAAGTGCTTTTCTATCCTCAGGTCTATCGGGTTCTACTGTAATTTTTTGTGAAGTACCAACTTCTCTCCTTTCGATTTCAATTGTGGGTAGTTGTTGACAACCAACAATCCCTTTTTCTGGGTCAAGTTTAAGGTAGACAAAATTATCACCATACTTACAAGTATTTCTTGTCCACATCGGAAGATTAGTATTGATATCTAAAGTGTTGTTGAAAAGGTCAGCCAATACTGACTTTATTCTTTTCGATTCTGAATAAATTTGTAATATGAACCCATCCTCATTAGTTGTTGTGGATTCCTCAGCATAAATGTCTAAAGCTGCAGAAATTTCGGGCGTGTATTCCATTGACTCATAATCATATTGTGCGGAGAGTCTTGATGGTTCGTAATAAATGGCTTGAGAATATAAATTGTTTTCAACTTTAGCCCATTGATTAGCTAAATAAAAACTCTGTTGTGCTTGTAACTTTTCCCTTTCGTACTCAGCTCGGTCGGTGGTGCGTAGTAATACTTTTTTATCAAACTTATATGTAGGATAATCCTGACCTAATAAAGAATTGGGTCCAAAGGTTTTGGATAACCTCTGCCAAATAGTTAAATTCTGTTCACTCATCTTTTAATTTTACTTGTCTAATCAATAATATAAATAGTTATTTAGCTCCAAATAACCATCCATATTTT